CCGGTCGATCACCTTCTGGTGGATCACCTTCTGGTGGATCACCTTCTGGTGGGTCACCTGCTGGTGGGTCTCCTGCTGGTTTTATGTTGAAAGCGTCAAGAAAGTCTTGGGGCACTGCAGGGGGATCACTTGCAGGGGGATCACTTGCGTTGTTGGGTATTATTACCCTGTTTTTAATCATCTACCGTATCGCTCCTTTCATTGTATCCCGGCGAAGATACATGGAGTAGCAAGATAAATACGCACAGTTAAAGGTTGTGGAACCTAGCCCTTGCTAACTAGAGCGTACCACAACCTTCATATAATGTCAATATTTTCTTTACAGAGCACCCTCTGGAGGAAGTATTTCTTCTTGAGCGACTTCTGGGATTATACCTTCTTCTGGCACTTGTCCCATCCGTTTTCGTTTTAAAGTTTCTGCTGTAGCCAAGATTGCTTCATCAGGAGTAGCACCTTTCCGTACAAGGTCAGCATACTGGAACAACACCTGAGAAACTTCTTCTGTAGCATTGTTTAACCTTTGCAGACCCATTCTTTCAAGCATATATTCCTTATTGGGTAAATCCTGGAACATTAACCATTCTTCTTCAGTGATAAGCTGTACTGAAGAACCCTGCTGCTGATACTGCATTTGTTTTTCCATGAGTACATTTGCCATCTCAGCAATCCTCTGTTTGTTCCTCGGGAGGTCTGAACTTATGAAAGCTTCATATTCAAAAACAGTAGATTTGTCTATTTTAGGGAAATCCACAGTGATAGTGTCCCATTTCAATGAGTTAGGCTTTCTGTAAAAGTATTTACGCTTGGGGCAGAACTCTACAAGATTTCCAAGAATCAATCTGGTGAGTTGTTTGGTATAATTCTCATAGTTCATAATTTTTGGAGTATCTATGAGAGTTACTCTGTTGAGCATTTCTTCGGTACCGCCTGTGGTAATTATTGAACCGGTATCCCTTCCAGTATATCTACCATCAATACCTGACACAAGCTGTATATCAAGCTTACGATTAAGCTGTATCTGAGGTAATCCTGCAGAGGTCTGTGGGAATTGGTGGTAGTGCACTGCCTTTGTAGCATCCCCATTGACTATGAAAGTTCTATCTGCATCATCTCCATGTCTTGCGAAAGCCCTTACATTTAAACCGGATTGAGAACTAATGAACTTCGGGGGCCTTTGATTTTTGTACTCTGCAGTCAGAGCTATGGAATCCATGAGGTTGTAAGCAACATTATTCGCAAAAATCCTAGCACATTCACTTGTGCCTATGAGAGCCCCCGAAGGTTCATTGCAATACAGGAGGGCAAATGGAAATGCATTCGGTCTTATTTTTTCTTTTCTGGCAAGTTCAAATGTGTTGTTTACAACATGTATCTCATGGATGGAACCATCATCATCAACTACCCAGTAGATTATTAGGGCATAGTGATCTTTAGCAGCACTGAGCGGCATACCATTCAAAGTAGGAATTGGCTCCGGGGTTTGCCCTGCATTTTTAGCAAGATATTCTTTAAATGTATCCTTATATAAAGGATTCTTCAGAAATACAGATTTATGCAAAATATCATAAGTCATACAATATCCAGATGAATCTAAATCACTCGCAAAAGGATCACGCATAAATTTCATAGGATTAATATTTTTAAGGGAAACATTACCCTTATAAAAATTTGTTCCAGAGCCTCCTGAAAGAGAATCATCCCAGCCCACCTGAGTAATGCCCAAGTTAAGCAAAGCTGCCCTATCTCCTGCACAGAACTGATAGTACCCTACCGGAATCAAATTCCAAATACGTTCCATACTGAGATTTAATTCCATAAGCAACTGTTTGTCTTCTTCAGATGTCGGAAGAATTTGTGCTGACTTGGCAACAGTATAAATACTGGCAAGAATATTATTCTTGACATAAGATATGAAATTAGTATCCGGAAGAATCTGATAAGGTGGAAACTTCGTACCAAGAGCTTTCCACAACTCTCCTCTATCTGTTGCGTCCAACAATTTCATTTTACGAAATTCTGGAGTGTAGTACATTATGCATAAGTCCCACAGTTCTTTAAGTTTTGCTATTGTGATATCCATCTTCTACATTCACCCCCAATACTTCATGAATACTCTGGATGACATTATCAAAGGTTTCTTTTTGTTCTTCTTCGAATTGTTTCTGAGCTTCATCCAGAGCTCTAGCATCATCCCCCGGTTGCGGTACATCATACTTGTGATGGATATTAATCTGCAACGGTCTGCCTAATGCCATGCAAACTGCTATAACAATCAAAGCTAAAAGAATAATATAATCCATTATACCAGCTCCTCATACAGTATTTCGAGCCCGTATGCCTTTGCTACTTCGTGTTCGATCTTACAGCCTCTGGCATTATCCCAACCTTTTACGAAATAAACTGCGTGACAAAGACTCATGTTTTCCAGGGACTTAGCTAGAAAACACAGCGGGATTTGCACAACACCACGCTCTGTCATTTTCTCTTTACTGTACCACTCATCAGTGAACAGAGTATTCACCACGGTGTACCCTTTGGCTTCCAGATGTGTAATAGCTGCCTCTCTAGCGGCTATTATCTGTTCGTCGGTCAAGCCTGCCATTGGCTGGCTAATCATTGCTTTTTTCACATAAGACCCTCCTTAAAAAGTATAATCAATCATGTCAAACGGTGTGTCACGTTGAAGATCATACTCATCATCATCTGAGAGAGCATGTTGCCAATATTCTTTAATCTTATTTTCTTGTTCAGAATCTTCATCCCAACGCTCTCCCTTCTTATTATATATACCATAAACCAAGTTGCGGGGATCAGCCGGAAGTTCCATTACTATCCACTCTAAAGGGTTGATTGCATGGTTGTTTTTATCTTCCGGTTTATCATCCCAACTGGTTGAATCCAGTGTTCTGTTCTTGAACTTATAATCCCTGAGTTCCTTTATCAGCCCTTAGCAACAATCCATAATTCTTATTTTTCCAGTCTCGAAGTATGTGTTCAATCTGTAAATCCTTGCATCCAGACTGATGTGACCTGGTTTGAAAGAAATTCCGTAATCCAGGAAATGATCTGCAAGAGTCTTCTTATCATAGTCCCTCTTGGGAGCTGATTTCGGATCTATTATTGGTGGGCATACCCAACCTCCTACCGGAATGTCTCTTGTGTTTTCAAAAAACAGCTTGGCAAGTTCCTCAATATTCCTATCATTTGTTCGAACTTCTTTATAAATATATAAAATGCCATTAATCTCATCTATTGCTCCAAACAAATATACGGAATCATCAGAAAGACCGTAGTCATAAGCTACAATCCGCTTCCAATGTTTTGGTACCTCAAAGGTTTCACAAATATATCTTGAAGCAGAGGGGTATACCAACCCTTCTGCGTATAGAAAGGAGCCAAAGACATATCGGTTTATCCACCATGCAGGTTTGTTTTTAGTAAGGTCAGGTATAAATGTGGGAGGTAAGAACTCATTTGCTTCTGTTGCGGTAACATGTGCTGAAAGGGCAGGGTCCCTTTCTGAATCAAGAACAGCATACACATCAATAATATTACCATGCTTCTGGATGTCATCTGCTTTCATAAGAACTTCAGACCTGATCCATCCTGAATCCGGATTTGATTCAATAATGCCTTTACGCCAGTCATGAGCTATGACTGGAATCAGGACTCCATTTTTAGCTTTTTTATAAACGATCTTACCGTTTTCATCTACCTCTGGGACAGTTGCTGCTGTGTTTCTGAGACGAGATTTTAGCTGAGTGAATACTTCAGCTTTAACTTCAGACGCTTCTACAATAACAAACATAGAAAGATTATATGACCTAAGTTTATTAGGATCATCAAAAGGGCGGTACATGATACGATGCCCATTCTGAAAATCCACATATTGTTTTTGTGTTGAATAATCTGCCATGAAAGCTGCAGGGATGTCCGCTTCTATATCTCTTTTAATGGTCTGCTCATACTGGGACTGAACATTAGCCCCTATCAAGGTGTTGCCTTTAGGTGTAAGGAACAGGTGCTTGTATACTTCTTCCCTGGAAGTTAAGGTCTTACCTGAACCATAGCCTCCAAAATTTCCTGTGAAGCGGTGCGAATCTGTATGGACTGCTTCCTGATGTTCCTGGGGAATGTATGTATTAATAAAAGTGTTACACTTAGTGCACTCCAACCAAAACTCTGAGTCAGTTCCTAAGATAGACTTAGGGATATAGGTAGGTGCTTGGCACCGTGGACACCTTGAAAAATCTCTGACTTTTATTATTTCTTGTGTATCAGACATGTCAAGCACCTCCTTTACAATAAATTAAAACAAGAGTAAACCCTTTAATTTATTCCCCTTCGGGCTCTCCGGGAATAAGTTCTGCTACTAAAGTGTCAACGTCCCCTTTGACTTCTGTAATGGCATCATTTAGCAAGCCTACGGCAGTGACAATGTTCCCGGCTTTGGTATCCACAGTAGTAACTTTGGTATCCACAGTAGTAACTTTGGTGTTAATTTCGCAGCCCAGCTGCCATAGAAGCTCTGTGGTTTCAACAAGCCCACCAACCCCACTGAGAGTAGACAATACTTCCCCGAGTGATTGAGAGGCACCCTGGAGCCCGCTTATTATAGCAGAGAGTTTTTGGTCAATGCCAAGTGGTGCCTGGTTTAAAGAAGCTCTTTTAGCCGCTTCCGAAAACACAAGGGTATTTTGGTTAGTCGGGCAGGATTTAATTTCTGGATCTTGCGGCATGTGATCCCCTCCTCATATATAATTTATGGTTTAGGGTTTACTCGTTTTACGAAGTGGCATTACTTTGTTCTTCTGCTTGGCAGCGTCCTTTTGCTGAACAGCTCTTTCTATAAGTGCATTCTCCGCTTCCAGAATAGCCTGGGTGGTAAGGTGTGGTCTCATCTCAATTTCCGGAGCAAAGAGAGCAAGTGTGTTAGAAGCTGCTGCATTCAGCATGTCATAAAGGTCTTCTTTGACTATTGGGAGTTCTTCTTCAGTAGCGTGAGATACAACAGCGTTCATTGCTGAGAGAATCCCGGTAAACAGTACCTGAAAGAAATCAGTGATAGGCATGGGCTGCTCA